AAATCGCCCATGCCGTGTGGCACGAGCGCGTCGGTGGTGCAGCCCCACCGCCTACCCTTGAGGCATGCCGAAACCGAAGACCGGTGTCGGCCGCGGCAAGCGGCCTGAACCAATCGAGAAGAAACGCCGACGTGGCGCGGAGCTGCGTGGGCATCTGCCTGCGGTGCCGGTGCCCGAGTTCGCCCTGGCGACGGTTGACCTGGGTGATGTGCCGAAGCCACCGGCGACGTTGGACGAGTACGGTTGCGCCTACTGGTCGATGTTCTGGAACGCGGGTCGGCGTCATCTGAGCGAAGCCCACGACTCGGCACTCATCGAGCGGTTGTGTCTGGCGTTCGAGCAGTTGGCTCGGATTGAGGCGTGGCTGGGTACGGATGTGACGCGCTGGTTTTATGAGACGGCGAATGGGCAACTTGTGACGCATCCGCTCATCAAGCAGAAGACGGAGTTGAATGCGCAGGTGACTGCTTGGCTATCGTTGTTGGGGTTCACACCGTCTGACCGGGCGAGGCTCGGTCTCGCCGAGATAAGGGTTGCCAATGAGCTCGATCAGTTCCGTCGTCGCAACACCAAGGTGGTCGACGCCGAGGTTGCATCCGCAGTCTGACGGTCAGCGTGTCGCGGATTTCGCGTCGACGTTCATGCATGTCTCCAAAGGGATACGTGCTGGTGACCCGTTTGTGTTGGTGCCGTGGCAGCGGCAGTTGATTGAGAATCTGTATGAGCGACGCAACGATGGTCTGTTGAGGTATCGGCGCAGTCTGATTGGTTTGGGCCGTAAGAACGGGAAGTCGCTGCTCGGTTCGCTGGTTGCGCTGTATGGGTTGATTGAGGGTGAGCATGGTGCTGAGGTGTATTCGGCGGCTGGTGATCGTCGGCAGGCGCGTGTGGTGTTTGATGAGGCGAAGTGGCAGGTGCAGCAGTCGGCTGCGTTGAGTGGGATTTGCAAGGTGTATCGGGATGCGATTGAGGTGCCCAGCACGCACAGTGTGTATCGGGTGTTGTCGAGTGATGCGAAACTTCAGCAAGGTCTGAATCCGAGCACGGTCATCTTTGACGAGTTGCACGTGCAGCCGAACTCGGAACTTTGGGATGCGTTGACGTTGGGTTCGGGTGCGCGACGTGACCCGCAGATTGTGGCTATCACGACGGCGGGCTACGACTTGTCGAGCATTTGCGGAACTCTTTACGCCTACGGCCAGAAGGTGTGTCGTGGCGAGTTGGAGGATGAGCAGTTCGGGTTCTGGTGGTGGGAAGCGCCGGAGGGTTGCGACATGAATGACCGTGATGCGTGGTTGCAGGCGAATCCGAATCTGGCGGAAGGTTTGTTGGACATGGAGGACATGGAGATTGCGGTGCGTCAGACGAGCGAAGTGTCGGTGCGTCGGTATCGGTTCAATCAGTGGGTGCGGACTGCTGAGGATTCTTGGTTGCCGCAGGGTGCGTGGGAGTTGTGTCGTGAACCTGAGTTGCAGTTGCAGCCTGGTGCGGCGACGTGGGTTGGTGTTGACATGGCGTTGAAGCGTGACACGACAGCGGTCGTTCTCGTTCAACGTGTCGAGGGCAGGCTTGTTGCGCGGGCGAAGATTTGGTTGCCCGAAGGTGGCGTGCTCGATGTGGCTGCGGTCGAGTCGTATCTGCGGGAGGTGGCGCAGCAGTACGACATTCAGGAGATTGCGTTTGACCCGGCGTTCTTTATGCGCACCGCCGAAGCGTTGGCCGAAGACGGGTTCCCGATGGTCGAATACCCTCAGAGTCCGCAGCGTATGGTGCCTGCATGCGGCAACCTGTACGAGTTGATTGTGAATCAGAAGCTCGCGCACGACGGCAATCCGCTGTTCTCCGATCAGGTGTTGTCGGCTGCGCAACGTGTGAAGGACAACGGTTGGACACTCAGTAAAGGCAAGTCGAAGCGGAAGATTGACGCGGTGATTGCGTTGGCGATGGCGACCGACCGGGCGACGACTACACCCGTCGAGGCTCCGACGCCTGGCTTCTTTGTGGTGTGACTAGCCTTGTTGGTCTAGCCTTGGAGGTCAGGATGGTCGTGGTCGTACTTGAAGTTCTCGGAATCGTTGCGCTGGTCGCCGCTGGGTTCTTGGTTGCACCGGCATTGGGTGCGATGGTATTCGGCGTTGCCTGTCTCGCTACCGCGTTTGCGTTGGCCCGTGCCGAAAAAGTCGGTGACGAAGAATGATTCTTGACCGCCTGATTCCGTCGCGTCGAACCAACGACGAAGAACGCGCCATCTCGTTCCAGTCGCTGTTTGCGATGGGCGATGGCTACACGTTCACGACGAACTCGGGTGTCTACGTCACGCAGGAAGATTCTCTCAAGATTGGCACGGTGTACGCCTGCGTGCGTCTCATCGCCGACACGATTGCCAGCCTGCCTGTTGATTCGTACATCCGTCAGGAGGGTGTGCGTCTTCAGTATCGGCCGCGTCCAGCGTGGCTTGACTCGCCCGACATCGGTGTCACCAAAGACGACCACTTCCAGCAGGTTCTCGTTTCGCTGCTGTTGAACGGCAACTCGTTCACGCGCATCATCCGTGACGAGGAAGGTGAGGTGCTCGCCCTGTCGGTGTTGAACCCGCAGCACACCGAGGTGCGCCGCGACAACTACGGCCGACTCTTCTACGTCTACAACTCGAAGGACCGTATCGAAGACGTCGACATGATTCACATCAAGGACTTGGTGCTGCCGGGCGAGTTGCGCGGCAAGTCACGCATCGACCTCGTCAAAGAGAACCTCGGTTTATCGCGTGCGCTCGAAGAGTTCGCTGCACGATTCTTCGGACAAGGCTCATCAACGACTGGCATCATTCAGTTCCCTGGCAACTTGTCGCGTGAGCAGGCCAAGAACCTCGTCGATGCGTTCGAGGATGGCCACAAGGGTTTGCGTCGTTCGCATCGTCCAGGCATCCTGTTTGGTGGGGCGACGTTCCAGAAGACAGGTGTCGACCCGAACGAATCACAGTTCCTCGAGTCACGCCAGTTCGCGGTTGAAGAAATCGCACGCATCTTCCGTGTCCCGCCGTCGATGATCGGTGTGACCACGCCGGGTGCGATGAGTTACGCATCCGTAGAGGCCAATCAACTTTCGTTCCTGCAACACTCGCTCGTTCCGTACCTCTCGAAACTTGAGTCCGAATACAGCGTCCTGCTGGCCGGTCGTGCGTTCATTCGTTTCACCACCGCAGGTCTTCTGCGTGGCGACATCGCCGCACGCAACGCCTCCTACGCATCGGGACTCGCCAACGGCTACATGTCGGTCAACGACGTGCGCCGCTTCGAGGACATGTCACCCATCGAAGGTGGCGACGCCTACCGCGTACCGCTCACCAACATCGACATCACCGCAGCCAACCTCGCCGACCTTGACCGCAAATCGGCAATCGCCCAACGCCTCATCGCATCAGGCTTCCAGCCTGCGGCCGTGCTTGCAGCTCTCGACATGCCTGAGATCGAGCACACGGGTGTTCCGACCGCAGCCCTGCAACCTGTCGCCGCAATCAACCCAATCGCACCTGCGACCGTCTACGAGGCTGAATGATGAGCGCACCGGCAGGCACATACAACATCGTTGCGGATCAGGGTGCGACGTTCACTCGTCAGTTGACGTGGAAGGACACTTCGGGTTCGGCGGTGAATCTGACCGGGTACACGGCGCGGATGCAGTTGCGTTCGGCTGTGGATGCGACGGGTGCTGCGGTGTTGGAGTTGACGACGGAGAACAATCGCATCGTGCTCGGTGGCACTACTGGTGTGATTGACTTGACGGTTGCGGCGACTGCCATGGCTGCGGTCACGGCGAACACCTACGTCTATGATCTCGAGTTGGTATCTGGTTCGGTCGTGACTCGCCTCGTGCAAGGCACGTTCGAGTTGCGAGGTGAGGTGACGCGCTAATGGCGCAGGATGTCACCGCAACCGTCACCGTCGTCGAGGCGAACAATCGGGTCGTCGTTCAAGAAGACGACGTCAACGTCACAGTTCAGGAACAGGCACAATCTGTTTCGGTTGTTTCGTCAATCGGTTCGATTGGGCCGCAGGGTGCGCAGGGTGCGCAGGGTGCGCAGGGTGCGCAGGGTGCGACGGGTTCGCAAGGTCCGCAGGGTGAGACGGGTCCACAAGGCTCAACGGGTGCGCAGGGTGCGCAGGGCGCGCAGGGTGCTGTCGGTGCGCAAGGTCCGCAGGGTGCTGTAGGTCCGCAGGGTGATGTGGGGCCGCAGGGTGCTGTCGGGGCTCAGGGTGCTCAGGGTGCCACGGGTGCTCAGGGTGCTACTGGATCGCAGGGCTCTCAGGGTGCTCAGGGTGCCGAAGGTGCGCAGGGTCCGCAGGGTGTTGTTGGCCCGCAGGGCGATACAGGTCCGCAGGGTGCAACTGGTCCACAGGGCGCTCAGGGTGCAACGGGTGCTCAGGGTGCTCAGGGTGCCCAAGGTCCGCAGGGTGATACCGGTCCGCAGGGTGATGTAGGTCCGCAGGGTCCGCAAGGCGATACTGGTGCTCAGGGTGCGCAGGGTGCTCAGGGTTCGACGGGACCGCAGGGTCCGCAAGGTGATACCGGTCCGCAGGGTGACACGGGTCCTCAGGGCCCTCAGGGCGCTCAGGGTGCCACTGGAGCGCAGGGTGCACAGGGTCCGCAGGGTGATGTAGGTCCGCAAGGCGATACCGGCCCACAGGGCGCTCAGGGAGCGACTGGGGCACAGGGAGCGACTGGGGCACAGGGACCACAAGGTCCGCAAGGTGACACTGGCCCACAGGGTCCTCAGGGTGCGCAGGGTGCGACGGGTTCGACCGGGCCGCAAGGTCCGCAGGGTGATACAGGCCCACAGGGTCCGCAGGGTGCGCAGGGTGCAACAGGTGCGCAAGGAGCGCAGGGTGCTACGGGTTCAACGGGACCGCAAGGTCCGCAGGGCGTTATTGGTCCTCAAGGTGCAACTGGTGCAACTGGTGCACAGGGCGCTACTGGCCCGCAGGGTGCGGTTGGTCCGCAAGGTGCAACAGGTGCAACTGGTGCCCAAGGCGCAACTGGTGCGCAAGGTGCGGTTGGTCCGCAGGGCGCTGTTGGTCCTCAAGGTGCAACTGGTGCAACTGGTGCACAGGGCGCTACTGGTGCCCAGGGTGCAACTGGTGCCCAGGGTGCAACTGGTGCGCAAGGTGCTACGGGAGCAACAGGTGCGAAAGGTGGATTGTTCTACACGTTCAGTACGACGACCACCGATGCCGACCCAGGCAGCGGCAATTTCCGATTCAATAACGCAACTATCGGTTCAGTGACACAAATCTTCATCGATCTGGTTGATGGTGATGGTGTCACTCAAACAACGTTCATCGACTCTTGGGATGATTCAACGAACACTGTCGAAGGCACGCTGGTGATTCAGGGTCGCACGACGGGAACTTCTGTTGCGACATTCAACATCACTGGTGTCACGTCGACGACTGGATACCGCAAGATTTCAGTCACTTACATTTCTGGAACTGCACCGGCGAACAATGACGGATGTGTCATCGCCTTTTCTCGAGCTGGAGATGTCGGTGCTCAGGGTGCAACTGGTGCTCAAGGTTCGACGGGTGCTACTGGCCCACAGGGCGCTACTGGTGCTACTGGCCCACAGGGCGCTACTGGTGCAACCGGTCCACAGGGCGCTACTGGTGCAACCGGTCCACAGGGCGCTACTGGTGCAACCGGTCCACAAGGTGCACAGGGCGCTCAAGGTCCGCAAGGTTCAACATTGCTCACGACAAAAGGTGATTTGCTCACATTCAGCACAACCAACGTTCGACTGGCAGTTGGTGGCACAAACAATCACGTTCTCACTGTCGACTCATCTACTGCGACCGGGTTGAAGTGGGCTGCGCCAGTATGCGTTCTCGGCTGATCTCAGTCATCACACCGACATACAACACACCGCCGATTGTTCTTGCCCGCACCTGGGCAAGCCTGAAGGCGCAGACGCACACCGATTGGGAGTGGGTCATCTGGGATGACTCGACGAATAACGAAACGTGGCGGCAAGTGTATGGATTCTGTTCGGATGAGCGGTATCGAATCGTTGCGCATGTTGGTCATGTGCCGTCGGGTTTGATTGGGCAGGTGAAGCGGCGCGGGTTCATGGTCGCAGAAGGCGACATTCTCGTTGAACTGGATCACGACGACGAGTTGACACCAGACGCACTCACAGAGATTGAGGCAGCGTTCCAAGACCCGTCGGTCGGGTTTGTGTACTCCGACTGGTGCGAGATTCTGCCGTCGGGCGAATCGGGCCGCTATCCGGATGGGTGGGCGTTCGGCTACGGCTCGCACTACTGGTCAGAAGAACACGGCGTCTGGGTGATGCGCGCACCAGAACTAAACGCCACCACCATCCGCCACATCGTCTCGGCCCCGAACCATGTTCGGGCGTGGCGTGCCGACGTGTACCGGCAGATCGGCGGACACAACCCTGAGATGAGCGTGGCGGACGATTACGAACTGTTCTTGCGCACGCTGCTCGCCACGAAATGCCATCACATCCCGAAGCTGCTCTACAAGCAACACATCGGGGCGCATACGGCGCAACGTCAACGGAATGCTTTGATTCAGTCAGAGGTTGCCAGGTTGGCTGCGGAGTACGATGAGCGGTTGCGGATTCACGGCTATTGTTGATGCTCTGAGGTAATCATGACCATTTCGCACAGTCAGGTTTCAGTCGGCACGGTCGCAACTTCGCTCGGTGTTTCGTATCCGATGGAGAGCACCGTCAGTCTTCACAACATCGACAACACCGACCGCATCTACATCGGTGGTGCTGCGGTGACGACATCAACCGGATTCGCGCTCGACAAAGGCATCATCATGCAAGTCACGATTCCAGCAGGCGACCAGCTGTATGCGGTGTCGACGAAGTCCGGTCATGTCATCACGGTCCTTCAACCGCGGCCGAATGGCTGATGCCGTACTTCATCTCTGACTCCAACCCCGACTGCTCAGGCTGGGCGGTCGAGAAGGAAGACGGAGAAGTCATCGGCTGCCACACGTCCAAGCAGGCGGCCATCGACCAGATGGTCGCGGTGTCGATCGCCGAGGACATGGAACCGGGTGGCGAGCGTGCTCGCCCTGATGAGTTGATGGTTGGTGATTATGTTTCGTGGAATAGTGCTGGCGGTCGTGCGCGTGGTGAGATTCAAGAAATCTTCCGTTCGGGTACGGTGCGCGTGCCAGGTACCGACTTCGAGTTGGAAGCCTCCGAAGATGACCCGGTGGCCCTGATCCAGATTTACCGTCAAGTCGAAGGCGGCTGGGAAGACACCGACGTCATCGTCGGTCACAAGTTCTCCACGCTGACTCGTATCGGTGAACTTGAAGAACCAGACGACGAAGAAGAGACTGCGTCCTACGGTGACACGCCAGACGATGACGATGCCGAAGACCGCGAGCTGCCAGACAACTATC